TGTCAATAGACACCAATTAGATTCATATCATTTGATTATGAAAAACAAAGCAGAGACATTAACATCAGGCTCAAGTCAACCTGAAGTGTTTAATGTATTAGGACAATTACAAACGATAGAAAGAGTTAAAAAATCAGGAGAGATGATCTATAACAAGAAAGAACAATTGACTAATGACCTCGGATCTAAGCCAAAATAAATTTGATTTTATATTTTTAGGTCAGTCGGTATTAAAATACCAAGTGCCTTTAGATGTTTATAATATCATTAATCATATTTACGAAACAAAATATCCTGAATTAAAACCAGCTAATAAACAATTGGTGGGTAAGATTGAAAAAGAACATAGTTTATTTTTTAATGGGGAAGATAGTCCTAAAATGACTAGACATAATCATTTACCACACAATGTAATGCAATGGTTTGAATCAAAATTTAAACATTATTTAGAGTGGAATAAAGTGAGAGAATATAATATGCATTTTAATTCTGTATGGGTTAACACTATGTTTGAGCATGAGTATAATCCAGTGCACGTGCATCAAGGATCATTGTTTACAGGTCTATCAAGTGTTATGGTTTTAAAATTACCCGAGTCTTATGGTGTAGAATATTCTGCAGCACAGTCACCACAAAATGGTAAATTACAAATACTAGGTTCAGTTTCAGGTATGTTTGCAAATGTAGACTATCAACCCAATATTAAAGAACGAGATTTTTATATCTTTCCATATGACATGAGACATTGTGTTTATCCATTTAATGGACCAGGTATGAGACGAACACTAGCTGCAAACATGGATGTCCATTATGACCCAATTAGAAACAGGGGAGTAAGTTAATGTACGAGAATAGACATATTACAGAACCTAAATGGAAAAGTTGGATAGTTCAAACAACTACACCACTCTTTACACCCGAACAATGCAGACAGATTATTGCATCAGGTAGAGCACAAAAACCACAACAAGCACAAGTGGGTATGAATAAACCAGGTGGAGGAACAGATACAAAGAAAAGAGTAACTACAATATCTTGGATACCATTTAAAGAAATGGGACATATGTATCGTGATCTTAATAACTTTATACAAAAAACAAATGAAAACCATTTTGGTTTTGGTGATATACAAGTTACAGAGAATGCACAATTTACAGAATACCCTGAAGGAGGGTTCTATGATTGGCATATGGATTGTGATGTGAACATGCAACACGAACCACCTGTAAGAAAAATATCAATGACGTTGTTGTTAAATGATCCATCAGAGTTTGAAGGAGGAGACCTTGAACTAATGGCACCTGGTAAATTTGCAGAACTTAAACAAGGACACGCTATTATATTTGCATCATTTTTAAATCACAGAGTTAATCCAGTAACTAAAGGTATGAGGCAGTCTTTAGTTTGTTGGTTTGGAGGAAAGCCTTTTAGATGATTAGAGAAGAATTTTTTCCAACCAGTGTTTTTGGTAAAGATGTACAATTAGATAATGATAAACTAACACAAGACATTGTCAATTGGTCTAATCAAGATCAAGGAGTACAGAAAACAAATTACAAAGGCTGGCATTCTACGACCGACATGGCATCAAAGCCAGAGTATCAACCCTTAGTCAACGAGCTAATGATCATGTGTAAAGATGTATTTAAAGAAGAGTGGTTAGATAGAGAACCTATTCTTGGTAATATGTGGGCTAACATAAATCCAAAAGATGGAATGAACAAACCACACATACATCCAAACTCATTATTCTCAGGTGTGTATTATGTTAAGTCAAACCCACAAGCTGGTAGACTTAAAATATATGACCCTAGACCTGGAGCACAAATAGTAATGCCTAATAGAAAAGAGGGAAAACCTCCGAAACATTTATGGAGAGATGCAGATATTGATCCATTTCCAGGACGTATTATAATGTTTCCTGCATGGTTATGGCATAGTGTTGAACCTAATCAATCAAATGATATAAGGATATCAGTAAGTTTTAATTTTATACAACATGGCTTTTAATAAATATCAAGTAATTAAAAAGGCTATTAGCTACGAGCTAGCTAATTTTATATTTAACTATTTTCTTCTTAAAAGAGATGCAGTTAAATTTATGTATGAAAATAATATTACCTATGACAATGGAATGTTGGGTACATGGACCGATCAACAAATACCAAATACATACTCACATTATGCAGATCCTGTAATGGAGACTCTGTTGGTTAAAGTATTGCCAGTAATGGCTCATGAAACTGGCCTAGATCTATGTCCTACTTATTCCTATGCAAGGTTATATAAACACGGTGATGAATTAAAAAGACACAAAGACAGACCTAGTTGTGAAATATCAACTACTATTAATTTAGGAGGTGACCCATGGCCAATCTTTATAGATGGTACAGGTGCAGATTCTGTCATTGATGAATACAAAAATATACATAAACCCAACGCTCCAGAAGGCACGAAAGTCTTGCTTGAAGTAGGGGATATGTTAGTATATAGTGGTTGCGAACTCGAACATTGGCGGGAGCCTTTTGAAGGTCAAGTTTGTGGTCAGGTGTTTTTACATTATAACCACAGGAATGGTCCGTTCGCTGAAAAAAATAAGTTTGATAAACGACCATTATTGGGTATTCCACCAATAAGGAATATGTAATAGGATGAGGTTATATGCTACAAAAAATAGGATTCCAACCAGGATTCAATAAACAGATTACAGAGACCACAGCCGAAGGACAATGGGTTGATGGTGACAACGTACGTTTTAGATATGGTACACCTGAAAAAATTGGTGGTTGGTCACAATTAGGAGAATCCAAACTTACAGGAGCTGCAAGAGCTTTACATCATTTAGTCAATAAATCAGGAAACAAGTTTGCAATCATAGGTACAAACAGAATTTTATACGCTTATACAGGTGGTGTTTATTATGATATTCACCCTATTAAAACTACAACAACTTTATCAAATGCATTTAGTACAACGAATGGTTCGCCAACAGTCACGATAACATTTAGCACGGATCATAACATTCAAGAAAATGATATTATTCTTTTAGATAATTTTACAGCAATAACTAATTCTAATTTTTCAGCATCAGACTTTGATGATAAAAAATTTATGGTAACAAGTGTACCAACAGGAACAACTTTAACTATTACAATGCCATCTAATGAAACAGGTTCAGGTGCTACAACATCTGGTGGCATTAGAGTACAGCATTATTATCCAGTAGGACCTGCAGAACAATTACCTGGTTTTGGTTGGGGATTAGCTTCTTGGGGCGGAACTGTAACAGGTGAAGCAACAACAACTTTAAATGGGGGTATCAATGCTGTTACAACAACTATTGTATTAACTGATGCATCTCAGTTTCCAAGTTCAGGTACAAACTTTATTCAAATAGGAACAGAAGAAATTTCATACACAGGTATATCAACAAACACTTTAACAGGTGTTACTAGAGGAGTTAGAAACACAACAGCTGCAACGCATTCTAATGGTGCAACTGTATTAAACAGTTCAGACTACATTGCATGGGGAGAAGCTGCATCTGGTGATTTAGTTGTTGATCCAGGTTTATGGTCGATTGATAACTTTGGAGATAAAGTAATTGCACTAATTCATAATGCACAAGTATTTGAATGGGACTCAAATGCAACGAATGCTGTAACAGTAAGAGCAAGTATTATATCAGGTGCACCAACTGCATCACGAGATATGTTAGTATCTACACCTGACAGACACTTAGTATTCTTTGGAACAGAATTAACCATTGGTGATCCAACAACTCAAGATGAAATGTTTATTAGATTTTCAAACCAAGAAGATATTAATACATACCAACCAACAGCAGTTAATACCGCAGGTACACAAAGACTTGCAGATGGATCTAAAATTGTAGGTGCGGTTAGAGGTAGAGATGCAACTTATATTTGGACAGATACTTCACTATTTACTATGAGATTTATTGGTCAACCATTTACATTTGGTTTTCAACAAGTAGGAACTAACTGTGGATTGATTGGACAGAACGCTGCATTAGAAGTTGATGGTGCTGCGTATTGGTTTTCGGAAAATGGTTTCTTTAAATACTCTGGTAATCTTGAGACTATGATTTGTTTAGTAGAAGATTTTGTTTTTGATGATTTAAATACAACAGCTAATCAATTAATTAATGTTGGATTAAATAATTTGTTTGGTGAAATCACTTGGTTCTATTGTACAGAAAGTTCAACTGTTTTAAATAGATGCGTAAGTTATAATTATATGGACTCATCACCTCAAAGACCTGTGTGGACAACAGGAACTTTAGCAAGAGGAGCATGGCAAGACTCTTCTGTATTTGGTTTACCTCACGCAACTTTTTTTAATGCAGGTGATGATGCATCGTTTGATGTTCAAGGTAATACTGAAGGAAGTACAATATATTTTGAACATGAAAAAGGAACTGATCAGGTGGCTAGTGGAACAGTTACAGCTATTACCTCTAATATTGAATCAGGTGACTTTGACATTACTCAAAGAATTGTAGGTAATCAAATGACAGGTATCGCTGACTTTAAAGGAGATGGTGAGCACCTTATGAAGATTAGAAGATTTGTGCCTGACTTTTTATCACAAACAGGTAATACTCAAGTAACATTACAATTAAGAAACTATCCAAACAATTCTCAAGCAAGTTCACCACTTGGACCCTTTACAATTACAAGTTCTACGGATAAGGTAGATACTCGTGCAAGAGCAAGAGCTATATCTTTAAAAGTAGCTAATACTGGAGCTTCTCAAAGTTGGAAGTTAGGTACTTTTAGATTAGACACACAACCTGATGGAAGACGA